CGCCGCTCGAATGGGCGGAATCGCTGCGTGAAACAGCAACACACCTCTGGCCAAGGGCTCAGGGTGCCGGGCAGACCGGCGACAACGGTGGCAAGGCCACGAAGAAGTGGGGCGAATACACGGAGTCCGAGCGCGCGGCGCTGGCCCGGGACAACCCCGATGCGTTCAAAAAACTCTTGGCCACCAAAGGAACCTAATCCATGGCAACGACCCAACTGGCGGACATCTTTGTCGCCGACTATTACGGCACTATCGCGCCGGTCAACTCCCCGGAAAAGACTGCGGTCTTCGAATCCGGGATCATCGTCAAATCGCCTGAACTGGACGCCATCGCGCAGAACGGCCAAGGCACCTCGGAAATCAGCTACTGGCAAGATCTGGACGCTGACGAAGAGCCGAACATCTCGAACGACAACCCGGACGACTTGGGTGAAGTCGGCAAGGCAGAGCAGGGCACCATGCGCGCCCGTACGCTCTACCTCAACAAAGGCTATGGCGTTGCTGACCTGACGTCCGAGCTTGCCAACACCGAGCCGATGCAGCACATCCGCAACCGTTTTGGCACCTACTGGACCCGCCGCTGGCAGCGTTACCTGCTCGGCGCGGCCCGCGGCGTGATCGCATCGAACATCGCGAACGACGCCGGTGACATGGTGGTGGATGCCGGTGCGACCATCAGCGCCGGCGCCTTCCAGGATGCTGCATTCACCTCTGGCGATGCTGCCGACGTGTTCTCCGCGATCGGCGTGCACTCCGTGGTGATGAACCAGATGGTCAAGCAGGACCTCATCGAGTACCTGCGCGACTCCGACGGCCGCATCATCCTGGCCACCTACCTGGGCAAACCGGTGTTCATGGACGACAGCCTCGTCTACGGCGCTGGCCGTTACTTGTCGGTGTTCTTCGGCCAAGGCGCGTTCGGCTACGGCGAGGGCACCCCAGCCGTTCCGGTCGAGCTGGAGCGCAAGCCAGGCGGCGGTAACGGTGGCGGTGCTGAAGTCCTGTGGGAGCGTAAGACGTTCATCCTGCAGCCTGCCGGTTTCAGCTGGAAAGGCAGCAACAACCAGAACCTCAGCCCGACCGCCACTCAGTACGCTGCTGCTGCGAACTGGGAGCGCGTGTTCGACCGCAAGCAGGTTCCGTTCGCCGCCGTGATCAGCGGCACCACCACCCCGTAATTCAACTGTGGCGGGGCGTCTTCTGGCGCTCCGTTGCAAGGGAGCGAATCATGAAAGTCATCTACACCGACAAGCCGGGCATCGAGCCTGGTGTGTGCTATCGACTGCTCAGTGAATTCTTCGGGGTGATCAGCGCGGCGACCGATGTTTTCGTGCAGGGCGACAACCCCAACATCATCGAGGCCTACAAGCGGGCAGGCATCAAGGTCACCGGCGCCGATGAAAACGGACTGCGTACCGATGGCCCGAGCGTTGCCGAATATGTTGACGCTGGCTATCAGGCGGGCAGCTACCCGCCGGCGGGCTATGCCTCGCGCAGCACTGCCGAAGAAATCGACGCAGCGGTTGCCGCTCAGAAAGCCAAGACTGACGGCAACACTGAAACCGACCCGCTGAAAATGAAGGTTGACGACCTCAAGGCCTGGCTGACCGCGAAGAACATCGCGTTCGATGCCTCGGCCAAGAAAGAAGACCTGCAGGCCTTGGTGCCGAAGGAATAAGGACAAGCACATGACCGATTTCATCACCGTGGCCGATGTCGATGCTCAGTTGGGTCCTGACTGGGCGGGCACCGGTGATGCGGTCCTTGCCGTGGCTATGGCTAATGCCTGGCTCACGGACAAGATTAACCGACCGGTTGCTGATCCGACCCCTGGCGCCATCAAGCTTGCTGGCGCTCAGGTCGCGAAAGAAGCGGCAGCCGGAAATTTGTATAAATCGACCCAGAGGGAAGTGTTGAGCAAGACGGTGTCGGCACAATCCGGCACCTCTGTCAGCAAGACCTATGCGGAAGGCTCGACTGATCTGTCAGCCGGGGAAAACTTCGCCCTTGCTCTGCTCGCTCCGTGGGTCAAGCGCTCGGGCACGATCATGCTCAAACGGGTGTAGCCATGGGAATGCGCGAAGAGATTCAGGCCGAACTGGCCGAAGCGTTTGACGATCCGGACGGCTTGGCCGACGCGGTGAAGCCCGTGGAAGGCTCGCGAAAGTCGACCCCGGTCTATGACCCGTCTACGGGCACTACCACTGGTGGAACCATTACCTACACCGGGCGTGGGACCTTCGGCAGCTATCTCGCCAAGGAGATCGATGGCTCGCTGATTCAGACCACCGACGAGAAGCTGCTGATCCTCCAGAACGAACTGTTCATCTCTGCTGCTGGCTTGCCTACGACGACACCAGCCGAGCCAAAGATCGGCGACATCATCGCGGCGAAGCGGGTGCTGAACGTGAGTCAAGATCCAGCTGGCGCCACCTGGACTGTTCAACTGAGGAAGTGACATGGCTTCCAAATATTCAGGACTGAGCGGCGGCTTCGCTGCTCAGATCCAGGCCTTTGCCAATCAGGCGCAAGAGGCCATTGACGCAACGTTGCGCGAGATTGTCATTGAGCTCGGCAGCAGCGTGATCCGCATGTCCCCTGTGGGCAATCCGGAGATCTGGGCGGCGAACGTCGCACATCAGCAAAAGAACTCCCGCGCCGCCGATGACTACGACTTCAAGGTGGCCGTCCGGAACACGTTGATCAACTTGGACGAAAGCAATTTCACCAAGTCCGGCAATCTGAAGAAGGGTGTGAAGTACGCCAAGCCGCTCACCAAGGCCGAGCGGGTGCAGAACTTCAATGTGAACGGTCTCCTTTCCGGCAAGGACTACGTCGGCGGGCGCTTTCGTGGCAACTGGATGTTCAGCATCGGATCGCCAGACAACACCACGACGGAGGAGGTCGACCCGAGCGGGCGCAAGTCCAATGCGCGGATAGTCGACGGAGCGATCGAGTTCAAGGCGGGCGACACGGCCTACATCACCAACTCACTGCCATATGCGATCCCGCTTGAGTTTGGCCATTCTCAGCAGGCCCCCGGCGGCATGGTCCGCATCACTGTCGCGCGCTTCCAGCAGATCGTGCTGGAGGCCATCAGGAACAACCAGGTATGAGCCATCAGATCATCCGTCGCATCTACGAGCAGCAGCTTGCGGCTTGGGCGGCGCCACGAGGCTTGCGGATCGCTTATCAGGGCGTGGCATTCGAGCCTGGAGACGACGAGACGTATCTGCGCGCCTTCACGTTGCCCGCTGGTACCGACACCCAGACGCTGGAAGGCACGGACCGGGTCTACACCGGCGTGTTTCAGATCAGCGTCGTGGCTCCGGCTGGCAACGGGACAGGTGATGCGGAGGGTCTGGTAGATGACCTCGACGACCTGTTCCCAACCTTCTTGCGACTCCAGCAAGGCGACTTCGAGGTGATGGTGCTGACGCCCGTTGAACCCGGGCCCGCCATCGTCGACGACACCACGCTTACCGTATCGGCTTCGTTTCAGTACCGGGCCGACCGAGCTTAACCCGCCCATTGGGCAAACCCTGAACCCCGCCAAGTGCGGGGTTCGTCATTTCTGCGAAGAGGAAAAATCCCATGGGCTACAAACTCCCGAACGGCGGCTACTACCAGGTCGCGGCTACTTACGACGCTGTCCTGCCGTTCTCAGCGCTGTCGAACGCCACCGAAGCAGTGGCGACCGTCACCGGCGCGTCCCTTGCGGTCGGCGACATCGTCCTGCTCAGTTCCGGTTGGAGCAAGCTGGATAACAAAGTGGTGCGTGTGAAGACTGCCACTGCAACTGCAATCACGCTGGAAGGCGTTGATACCAGCGATGTGATTCTGTTCCCCGCGGGCGGCGGTGTCGGCAGCATGAAGAAGGTCCTGACTTGGGTTCAGGTGCCTCAAGTGTCTGACCTGGCTTTCTCGGGCGGCGATCAGAACTATCTCGACGTGGTTTTCCTCGAGGATGACCAGGGCAAGCAGGTTCCCACCGACAAGTCCGCAGCCAGCATGACGCTGACCATCGCTGATGACCCATCCAAGCCTTTCAACGCTGTTCTGCTCAAGGCTGACGCCGGCAAACAAGTGCAAGCGTCACGGCTGGTCCTGCCCGGCACCGACCAACTGCTCTACGGCGCGTTCATCTCGTTCTCCAAGCAGCCAGCAATATCGCGCAACAACCTGCTGACCCGTACCGTCAGCCTCGCCCTGCAATCTGAACCAACCCGATACCTGTCGTAAGGAATCCGCATGGCCAAGTTCAAGATCGCCCAAAACCCCACGTTCAAAGCGGACGTGGACATTCCTCGTGTGGGGGGCACCTTTAACCAGGTGTCGTTCGAGTTCAAATACCGCAACCGCAAGGAACTCGCCGCACTTTTCGCGGGGTGGCAGCAAGCGGCGAAAGAGGATCAAGAGCGGTTCAAGGAAAAGGGCGACGACATCACCCTAGTCGACATAACTGACGCGAACATCGAGCGGCAAATCGAACAGGTGAGCGAACTGGTTGTGGGCTGGGGCTTCGACGACAAGTTCACGCCTGATGCCATTCGCGCTCTGGTCGAAACCTCGGCCGGCGCTGGTGATGCGATTGTCCAGGCGTACCAGAAGGCCTTCGCGGTGGTTCGACTGGGAAACTGAAAGAGGTGTCGCAGGCGCTGTACGAGCCTGTGGCACCGCCCAATCAGCTTGCCCTGTTCGGCATCTCTGCTGCTGACCTGGATGAGACGGTCGAGATCCTTCCCGAAAACTGGCCAGCGTTCGTCGTCATGGAGGCGATGGGCACTCAGTGGCGAGTAGGCATGGCTGGACCTACCGGTCTCGATTACTCCGCCGTCCCCGCAATCATGGCCCTCGTTGGGATCCCCAAAAAAACCAGAAGTCAGGTATTCCACGACATCCGCGTCATGGAGGCCGAGGCATTGCTCGTCATGAGCGAATCAAAATAACGGAGCACTCATGTCGGGCACAATCGCAGCACTTGGGATAGCGGTTGATTCGGGCGATGCTGCCCAGGCCGCGAGCGATCTCGACAAACTCACAGAGGCTGGAGCCAACGCCGAAAAAGCCGCTGAAGGCGTCACCACGGGTTTCAAGAAGACCGCTGATGCGGCTGACAAACTGGCAGAGGCTGAGGCCCGCGCCGCGCAGGCAACCGAGGATGCGAAGGCACGGCTGCTGGAAACCGCGCAGACGTCGCTGAAGAACAGCGAGTATTACCAGCGCCTGACGACCAGCGTGACTAGCACCGCCGGCGCGATGGATGTCAGTCGCGATTCAACGGCAAGTCTCCTCGCGCTGCAGAAGCGCATGCAGGCCGAGTCCGACGCGCTTGTCGGGACCACTCAGGATAGCGCCAAGGCTGCGAAGGATGCAGCGGCGGCCACCGGCGTACAGGCGGAGGGCTTGCAAGCACTGCTGGGCAAGATCAGCCCGACGCTCGCCGCGCTGCAGAAGCTGGACGATCAACAGGAGCTGCTGAACAAACATCGCGCCGCTGGCAACCTCGGAGAGGACGACTACAAAACCTTTTCGGCAGATATCGACACCGCCCGGCAGAAGGTCAAAGGCCTGGGCGACGAGACATCGAAGTTCAGCCTTAACACCAAGGGCGCGCGCGAGAACGTGCTTCAGCTGGGCAACGCCCTGGCCGAGGGCAACTTCCGTGTCGCCGCTCACAACCTACTGGAAATCGGCACAAGCGCTGGCACGTCGGCTCTGCGCTTGGCAGCGATCCTTGCGCCCATCGCAGCAGTTGCCGCGGTGGTCGCCACCTTGGGCATTGCCTACTACAAAGGCAGCGAGGAGGCCGACAGCTACAACAAATCGCTTATTACCACCGGCAACGCAGCGGGGGTAAGCGCTGAACAGCTTGGAGCTCTGGCTCGGCAAGTCAGCGCAACGGTAGGCACAACAGGCGCTGCCGCCGAAGTCCTTGCGACATTGGCAGCCAACGGCAAAATCGCTGGCGACAGCTTTGGGGCGATCACCCAAGCCGCCGTCGGCATGCAAGAGGCGACCGGAACCGCCGTCAGCGCCACCATTGCCGAGTTCGTGAAGCTCGCCGACGACCCTGTGAAGGCGTCTGCGGCCCTGAACGAGCAGTATCACTACCTCACTGCATCCGTTTACTCGCAGATCGCTGCGCTGGAAGAGCAGGGCGACCATGCCGCAGCGGTAAAGCTCGCGACTGAGCAGTACGCCGACGCAATCAATGAGCGTACTCCCAAGATTCTTGAAAACCTGAGTTTCTGGGAGCGCGGTTATCTGGCGGTGGTGA